CGGATTATTAAAACGAGGCAGTGTAACTATTGATCCTAAACTTAGAACTATTACATTTAGAGCAGGTACAAAATTACAAAAAATACTAGAGGAACTTGTCCTTTTAAGCGAATTTGGAAAATCAGTATCACGGCAACTTAATCGTCCTGACGGAATGATTGATTGGTTTAAAATAGAAGCTCAAGTATATCTAGTTAATGATTCTGCTGCCGAACGAGTAATGGGAAGAATGCCTAGAATTTATTTGTATAGAGTTGTTCCATATCAGGTTCACCGAAGTGCATTTCAAATGCCAAATGATGTACCTCCTGGATACGATAAACTTTATGCTCAAGCACCTAAAGTATATAATTATATGTTTACAGGTCAAAATACTGACGTACTAAATTTTGATATCAAATTTGATAATGCATTTTATGAGTCAATTTCACTTGATAGAGGTAATAGAAGTGGATCAAATCAACCAAGCGAACAATCTAATACATCTACACCACCAAATCTTGCATTGCAAGGAAATTCAAGAACACCACAAGGTGATGGTACTACAGTAGTTGAAGAACCTCAAAACATGAACACTACTACTGGCGGCGCAACAGTTGAAGACCCGCAATTAAGATTAGCACGATCATTTAACGAAGCAATAGTAAACAGTGGCGGCGATTTGATATCTATTGAATTAGAGGTTTTAGGAGATCCTTTCTATATTGCAGATAGCGGAACCGGTAACTATAATTCGACAGCATCACCAAATTTTAATGTTAACAGTGATGGAACCATGAATTACCAAAACGGTGAAGTAGATATCATAATTAACTTTAGAACACCAATTGATTTAGATCCTGACAATGGCGGATATTTAATGGACGGTGCATCAATTGGATTACAAGATTATAGTGGATTATATAAAATTATTGAAGTAACAAATAGATTTAGCGGTAATGTGTTTACACAAACTATTCAAGCAGTTCGAAGAAGAAATCAACAAAATTCAAAATCTGGAGCACAAGTAACTGATCCAATGTTAGAAGAAGAAAAGCGTCATGAATTAAGAATTGCAGAGGCAGAACTCAACGGAACTCCGGAAGAAGTTGCATTTGCTAGAGCAGACGTTAACGGCGACGGAGTACTCCAATATTGGGAAGTTCCTAACTTAGACGAAGCTACTAGGATTACTACTGCTAGAAATGAAAATAGACGACCTGCTAATAATCCAACAGCAGGTACTACACCGTCAGGATCTAATAATCCAACAGCAGGTAGCACAGCAGGTACTACACCTACAACAACGACCACAACCGGCGACGGTACTACTAGCACTACAGATCAACCAGCATCGCCTCCTCCTCCAGTTACAGTACAACCTGGAGTCTTTAGTCCACTTGATGTTTATTTTGATTATTCTTCTAATTCTAGAACTTCAAATTCGCTTGCCAATAGTCAAGGAGTAGATGCTTCGCCAACACAGAGTAGCGAAACAACAGTTCCAGAACGTAATATAAATGTAAATGATGTTGATCAATCAGGAAGAATTAGAGGCGGTTTATAATGACTAATAAACATAGACGAACGAGCGGCGCACCACCTAGAGCAATGCCGCCAGGCCCATTTTTAGCCAAAGTAATTAGTCATCTTGATCCTAAAAGAAGTGGAGCATTACAAGTACAACTACTTACAAATACAACTTCGGGGCAAGATGCCGATAACGAATCAGGGCAACTTTATACCGTAGATTATTGTATGCCGTTTTATGGAGTAAATGATGTTACTAGTAACAGGCGCAATGACACTTATTACAGTACTCAACAAAGTTACGGATTCTGGGCAGTTCCACCTGATCCAGGTACTAAAGTCTTAGTTATCTTTGCAGAAGGACAATCTAATCAAGGATATTGGATTGGATGTGTACAAGACCCATATATGAATTATATGGTTCCAAGTGGAACTCCTACAACTAAGTCAGACAAAGTTGTTCAAGCTAATTTAACAGACGAATTTAAAAACAGACCGTTACCGACAGGTGAGTATAATAAAGCAATTCACGGCAATCAAGGAAATGATCCTGAACAATTTTTAAAACCACACAATCCAATGATGTTAGAAGTGTTGTCAAGGCAAGGTCTTGTTGATGATATAGCTAGAGGATTAACGTCCTCTACAGCACGTCGAGAAGTTCCTAGTATGGTATTTGGAATTAACACCCCAGGACCTTTAGACAAAAGAGATGGCGCACCTAAAGGCCGATACGGACCATCAGGGGAACAGATTGAGTATTTCCGCAGTAGATTAGGCGGAAGTAGTATTGTAATGGATGATGGTGATCCTACAGTTTTACGTGCTGGATTTGCAAAATCAGTTGGAGCAACGTATTATGATATTAATGCTGTTCCAGAAAATGTTTCTCAAGCAAACCAAACTTTACCGTACAATGAACATATTAGATTAAGAACTAGAACCGGTCATCAGATATTATTACATAATACAGAAGATCTAATTTATATTGCTAATGCTCAAGGCAGTGCATGGATAGAACTAACTGCAAACGGAAAAATTGATGTTTATGCAGATGATAGTATTAGCTTACGTACTGCCAATGATGTAAACATACATGCAGATAGAGATATCAACATGAAAGCAATGCGAGATGTAAACATTACTGCTGGTAGAGACTGGAAAACAACCGCAGGCAATCATTTTGATCTTAAAGCAGGAACAAATGGAAAAATAGATATTGGTGCAAACTTTGACCTCTATGTTGGTGCAACATCTAAAATATTTGTTGGTGCAGACGGACACATTAATGTGGCAGGGGCACACAGCATTACAAGTCAAACCACACTTGATGTATTAACTGGATCGTCAGCGAAATTTAAACAATCTAGTTTACACATGGCATCAGTGGGTAATTCAAACTTTACCGCAGGCTTTAATACAAGTATTTTAAGTGGTAGCGAACATAGAGAATCGGCTCCAGCAATTCACATGAACACTGCCGCGAATCCTGCTACGCAGGCTGACGAAGCGACCAGTGCAAGTACTGCAAGTACTGCCGCATCTGCCGCCCAACCAGTTCGCGTTCCGCAGAGAGAACCTTGGGACGGACATGAGAATTTAAATCCGGAAGGACACACTCCTGGGCTAAGTCAAGCTAGACTTCCGCCATCGAGACAAGGTAGAGATGCTCAATCACTAATTGATAGTCCTGCAAACCAACCACAGTATACTTCAACTTCGGGACCTAATGTTGCTAACCAGTCAACAGTTATTGATCCTGAAACAGGACAACGAGTACCTGCACCACAAACAGTAATTCCAGGTCAAGCAGGACCAATAGGACAACAACCTGCAGAACCTGTAGATGTTAACGATATGCAACGTTATTTCTTACATGTATTAATACAAGAAATTGGATTAGATCCGGCTACTTGCCTTAATCCTGCAAATCCAGAATTACTTGCTGTTGGCCAAACACCAGGAAATGCCGAAGCAATTGCATCAGCAATGGCACAGATTCAAAGAGAATGCACCTTTGAACCACATAGCGAAAATTTAAATTATAGTGCTGGACGTTTAAGACAAGTATTTCCAAGTCGTGTTCGAAGCGATGAATTTGCACAACAACTTGCTGCCGCAGGACCGGCAGCTATTGGTAACACATTATATGGCGGCCGTAACGGTAACGCAGAAGACGAAGGTTACAAATATCGCGGTAGAGGACTTATTCAGCTTACATTTAAAGATAATTACAGACATTTTGGCGGCGCGGCAAGACATCCTGAAATTGTCGAAAATCCTGATCTTTTAAACGATCCAGAAATTGCTACAGCAGTTGCAGTTGCGTACTTAAAAGAAACCTTCCCTCAAAGAGGCGGCGGCAATTGGAACATGTATAATTTTAATCAATTAGGCCAGGCATTTGAAGATGCAGTTGGATACGGTAATGAAAGTGCAGAAACACCTCAACGTATTGCAAGTGCAAGAGGCTTTTTCTCTAGATTGAGAAACGGAGATATAGTTCCATTAGCATCATTAACACCGACTGTACCTATAGAATCGGGCCAATCAACAGTAGTTGATACAAGGACGTAAACATGCCAGCTATACACATAAACGGACATACTAGAAGTTGTGGAGCAACTACAGTTGTTTCCGGACAGAGCGATGTATATGTTGTAGGCGAATTAGTTTCAGTTGACGGTGATCCTAACAGCCATGGCGATGGCGCACTTTCAGCAGGTAGCAACGGAGTGTTTATAAATGGTAGAGCAGTAGTAAATCATTCTCCAGACGGTGCTGCCGCTGACGCATTATGTATTCCATTAGGAGGTGCTCATTGTGCACCTGAAACTGCACAAGGGGAATCTACAGTTATCGTAGGTGACGCCGCTGACGCAGTTGCTATAGCAATTGGAGCAACTAATTTTAGTAGACCAGAAGAAGAAGCACTTGACATATTAGAAGGCAGAGCTGTTGAAGAAGCTAATGGTGTTGATCCTGATCAAAATGAAGCAACAGAATATGGTGATGGCGGAATTGCTACGCAATCCGGAGGCGATGCTAACCGCTACAGTAATACAAGTCCTGTCAATAATGTTTCAGGTCCACAAGATGCACAAGTAGTAAACGAACAAACACCAAGTCCGCAACCTAGCAATGAAAACGGTCAATACATTCAATGGTTGTCGCATGTTGACACTAGAGTAAAGCCACAAGTAGTTGCAAATTTAGAAGGAGTATCTCAACAAGTAGGATACCAATTACAAATTACTAGCGGATATCGTTCGCCAGCATATAATGAAAGTGTCGGCGGAGCAAAAAGTAGTCAACATATGCAAGGTAATGCAGTAGATGTTGTACAAACTGGTTTATCGAACGCACAACGACAAGAATTTATACAAGCGGCAATTGACAATGGATTTACTGCAATTGGCGTTTATAATACTTTTACACACATAGATATCCGCGGAGCAAAAGTTGCTTGGGGAAGCAATGGTAGTAGAACTACATTGCCAAATTATCCGTGGGCGTTAGAAACACTTCGCGCAAACGGGTATCCTTATTAAAGGTAAATACTAGCATGGCAGACTTATACAAACAAATTAAAATTAAATCGCAAAAAGCCCCAAAATCGCCTGTAAAACAAAAGGCATATAGGGGATTTAGTACAGTAAATCCTGAAGCAAATACGTTTCAGCTTTACGATTTTGAGTTGATTAAGCAAGACTTAATTAATCATTTTAATATTAGACAAGGTGAAAAAATTTCTAATCCTACGTTTGGTTGTATTATATGGGATGCATTATATGAGCCTCTAACAGAAGAATTAAAAGAAGCCATTACCGCAAATGTTACTAATATTGTAAACTATGATCCAAGAACTTCAGCAGAAGCTGTACAAGTTTCAGAGTACGAACAAGGATTGCAAATCGAATGTACAATATCTTACTTACAATATAATATTAGCGAAAATTTAAGATTACAGTTTGATAAAAATATTGGACTTCTGTGACACAATTAAGTACCGCTATAACCCAATATAATAAATACTGTAACAAAGAATTGAGGAACGCCGATGTCATCAACCGACCGCCAAAATAGACTACTTCTTTCAGAAGATTGGAAAAAAGTATATCAAAGTTATCGCAATGCGGAGTTCCGTAGCTACGACTTTGATACTTTAAGACGTTCTATGATTAACTATCTAAGAACAAATTATCCAGAAGATTTTAATGATTATATTGATACTTCAGAATATCTTGCACTAATTGATACTATTGCATTTTTAGGTCAAAATATTAGTTATCGCGTTGATTTAAATGCACGTGAAAATTTCTTAGAACTAGCAGAGCGTCGCGATAGTGTATTACGTCTTGCACGTATGTTATCTTATAATCCTAAAAGAAACCAGGCGGCAAATGGATTAATTAAATTTGATACAGTATCAACTACTGAAGAAATTTTTGATAGTAATGGATTTAATTTAGCAGATCAAACTGTTATATGGAATGATCCGAGTAACTCAAACTGGCCAGAACAATTTAGAAGAGTTCTTAATGCGGCCTTACCGCAAAACAATACAATCGGAAAACCTACTAAAACTGCAAGCATTAATAGTGTATTAACTCAGCAGTATAGATTTAAATCTAACAATGTAGATGTACCTGTATATGGGTTTAGTAAAGCAGTTAATGGATTAACTACACAATTTGAAGTGGTTTCTACTGATATCGATTTAATTAATAGTAAATTAGTTGAAGAGCCTCCTATTCCTGGAAATAGTTTGGCATTTCTCTATAGAGAAGATGGTAGAGGAACAGCAAGTTCAAACACTGGCTATTTCCTACATTTTAGACAAGGATCATTAAGCTCGTCACAATTTACAGTTGACAATCCAAGTGCTAATCAAAAAATAGCAATTGAAGCTGAAAATATTAATAACAGTGATATTTGGTTGTATCAAGTTAACTCAAGCGGAGTTCCAACATCACTTTGGACAAAGGTTAGCTCTATTGAAGGAAACAATGCAATTTATAACAGCGTTTCTAAAGGCACTAGAAACTTTTATGTTGTACAAACTCGTGCTAATGATGAAATTAGTTTAATATTTGCTGACGGTACTTTTGGAAGTCTTCCAGGTGGAAACTTTAGAATATTCTACAGAACTAGTGCAAATAGATCAATGAAAATTAAGCCCGAAGAGCTTACAAGTATTAATATTAGTTTAGATTATATTTCAAAAGCAGGAACTATTGAAACATTAACTATCGGACTTGAACTTAAAGAAAATGTTACTAACGCTACTACTAGTGAAAGTACACCATCTATTAGACAAAACGCACCACAGACATATTATACACAAAATAGAATGGTCACCGGTGAAGACTATAATATCATTCCACTAACTATTAATCAAGAAATTGTTAAAGTTAAATCAACTAACAGAATTAGTAGCGGTATTAGTCGCTACTTTGATTTAAAAGATGTAACCGGAAAATATTCTAGTACAAATTTATTTGCATCAGACGGTATTATTTATAGAGAAGAATTTGAAGACAAGCAATCCTTTACATTTAGTAATCAAACAGATATTGAAGGTACTATTGAAAATTTAATTTTACCTATTATTAAAAGCAGATCGATTAGTAATTTCTATTTTTCAAACTATGCAAAAATTATTGTTAGTGATTTGAATGCTACATGGGTTCAATCAACTAAAGGTACAAATATTAGTACAGGATATCTTGTTAATACTTCTGATATTCCTTATCAAACAGGTACATTTACCGGCGGTTCATTAAAGTATTTAGAAGCAGGGGCATTACTTAAATTTAAGCCACCTGCAGGCTTTTACTTTTTAGGAGATGGACTAACCAGTAATGCCAATGCAAAAGGTGCAAGCACTTACAAGTGGGTAAAAGTTATTAGTGTTAATGGCGCAGGAACATCGGTTGACAGTGTTACAGGAGTTGGACCAATTGTGTTTAATGAAATACTTCCAGCTAACAGTGTTCTTGAAGAAGTAAAACCAAAACTAGTAAAAGATATTACAAGCGATGTTAGGTCACAAATTATTGATCAAGTATTTGCTTATAAAACGTTCGGTTTAAGATACGATCAAGTTAATAGAATTTGGCGTGTTATTATTAATGAAAACTTAAATGTTGCATCTACATTTAGCAACGGTAAGACCGGTGACGTTACTAATAACCAATTAGATGCTAGTTGGATTATCCTTTTTCAAACCAACGGCGAAAAATATACAATTACTAATAGAGGATTAAAATACATATTTGAAAGCGACAAAGAATTATCTTTCTATTTTGACGGACAAAACAAAATTTATGATTCTGCAACAGGCCAGCTAGTTAAAGACAAAGTTTCAATTCTTAACTATAATACAAAACCTGATTCATTAAATGCTTTTAATAGTGACATTCCTTGGGAAATTGTAAGCGAATATAGAAATCAAGACGGGTACGTTAACAGTAAAAAAGTTGAAGTAAGTTTCTTTGATGTAAACGAAGACGGAAGTGTAGACGATCCAGACATTTTTGATAATGTTGTTGCACCACAAGTATTACCTCTTACAAAATATATTTTCTTAAAACGTGTTGAAACAGATCAAGGTTTTTACAAATATAATTACTATGCCGACGGCGGCAATATTGATGTAGTTAACACAGAAATTGAAATTGGTTCTTTTGTAGATTATCCCGAAGGAAAAGTGTTTTATATCGTAAACACAAAAAACTTTAAAGTTTTAACAAATGGTATATTAACATTAACGTCAGACTATCAAGCATATACAGGTAGAGATGATCTAAAATTCCAATATGTTCATAGTGCAGATGAAAGTAATAGAATTGATCCTAGTGTTTCAAATATTATTGATGTACATATGTTAACTAGATCATATGATAATCTTTATAGACAATATCTTGCAGGAACACTTGAGGAACAACCTTTGCCACCTAGCTCAGATGAACTATATCAAAATTATGGAGTATTGATTAATCAGTACAAATCAATTAGCGATGAAGTAATTTATCATCCAGTTAGATACAAGCCGTTATTTGGCTCTCATGCTCAACCATCCTTGCAAGCAACATTTAAAATTGTAAAAAACACAAGTGAAGTGGTAAACGATAACGATTTAAAATCAAGAATTATTGCATCAATTAATAAATTTTTTGCATTGTCTAATTGGGACTTTGGAGAAACATTTCATTTTTCCGAGTTAGTAACTTATGTAATGAATCAAAATGCGCCAGATATTTCAAACATGCTAATTGTTCCTAAACAAGGATCCCAAGCGTTTGGTAGTCTATACGAAATTAAATGCGAAAATGATGAATTATTTGTAAGTGATGCAACCGTAGATGATATAGAAATAATTGATTCAGTTACAGCATCTAAAATTCAAGCAAGTGGTGCAGTTGTTACTAGTACCGGTACAAACAATGTTGGAATACAAAGTCAACCGTTAACAAGCACAGCAACAAACAATTCGAGCTCAACTAGCTCAAGCGATACTAACAGCAGTGGAGGCAGTAGTTACTAATGGCGCAAGATGAAAATGGTATTCCAATTGATGATGATTCTAAAAGACGCACCGCTGATATGTTGCCTCGCTATTTTAGAACAACAGCAAATAAAAAGTTTTTAAGTAGTACTTTAGATCAGTTAATGCAACCAGGTGTTGTACAAAAGACTGACGGATTTATCGGAAGAAAAAATGCAAAAGCCTTTAAGACAGGCGACAATTATATTGCAGAACTAGCAGGTGATAGACGTAACTATCAATTAGAACCAGTTGCATTGGTTGAAGATACACTTGGAAATACTACTTTTTATAGAGATTATAGAGACTATGTAAATGCTAGTAAAATTAGAAACGGCGAAGTAGATAATCATAGCTTACTAAACAGTCAAGAATACTATGCTTGGAGTCCTCATATTGATTGGGATAAATTTGTAAACTTTCGTGAATATTATTGGCTACCAGCAGGTCCTAGTTCTATTCCTGTATACGGAAGTTCAACAGAAATTGTTAGTACCTTTACAGTAGGAAAGCAAGACAATACTGATAATTTTGCATATACATTTAATCCAGATGTTCCGACTAGTAATCCTACACTAACATTGTATAGAGGACAAACATATACATTTGATATTAACACAGTTGATATGCCGTTGTCAATTAGAACAAGCAGATCAGTTAAAGACGATTCTAATCTCTATAATGTTGGAGTAAGTCAGCAAAGCGTAGAAACCGGACAATTTACATTTGTTGTAGATCTTGAATCTCCTGATTATCTGTATTATACAAACGACAATGATATCGAAGCATCGGGTTTAATTATTATTAAAAATATTATTGATGCTACTGAAATTAATATTACTGCTGAAATTTTAGGCAAAAAAACATACACCATGCAGAATGGATATGAACTATCTAACGGCATGAGAGTTAACTTTTACGGAAAAGTAACTCCTGAAATTTATGCAACTGGAACATGGTATGTTGAAGGAGTTGGAAATAGTATTAAATTAATTTCAGAATCAGATCTTGTTATTACAGCTGACTATCTATTAGATCAAGGCGTTGAATATGATATGCAAGGTTTTGCTGATCTACCATTTGATGAAGCAATTTCGTATGCTACTCTCAAAGATTATATTGTTATTAACAGAGCAGCCAAAGATAGAAATCAATGGTCTCGTTATAATAAATGGACACATAAAACTGTTATTGAAACTACTGCATTAATTAATAATGTACCGGCAGAACTTGATCAAACCTACAGAGCTACAAGACCTATTATTGAGTTTGAACCAGGTTTAAAACTTTTTAATTATGGTACTGAAGCAAAAGGTGCTGTTGACCTAGTTGATACTGTAACAACAGACGTATTTTCAGATATTGAAGGACAAGTAGGTTATTTTGTCGACGGCATTGAACTTGTAAACGGTATGAGAGTATTGTTTACCGCAGATCCAGATTCATTAGTTAGCGGCAAGATTTATGAAGTTAAATTTATTTCTCATAATGGTAGCAGACAAATTACATTAATAGAAACTACTGATACTACACCATTAGAAAATGAAACAGTACTAGTTAAATCTGGTGAAAAATTTAAAGGTAAAGTTTTCTACTATACAGGAACAGTTTGGAAACAAGCACAAGATAAAACATCTGTAAATCAGCAACCTTTGTTTGATTTATATAATGATCAAGGAATTGCGCTATCTACATTAGACGGAAGTTCTTTTGCTGGTAACAAAATTTTTAGTTATAAGGTAGGAACAGGAACTAATGATACTGAATTAGGATTCCCACTGTCATATAGAACTATTGAAAATAGTGGCGATATTGTATTTGATTTTAATTTATTATCAGACACTTACCAGTATGATGTTTTAACTGACGTATTTAACGTAAGCACTGATACAGGACTATTAAGAAAATATACTGACAGAACAACTTATAGCAGTTTGTCAGGTTGGACCAAAGCGGCTACAAAATCAGTACAGCCAGTTATTCAACAACCAACAGTTGATACTAGAACAAATAACTTTATTATCGATGTTTATGATAATAGTGCTACTATTGCTGATTTAGAAATTAAAGTTTACGTCAATAATAATCGCAAAAAAGAAAATACTGATTATCTAATTGATAGGTTTAATGGATACTGTTATATTAATTTCAATAATGATCTTACTGTAGGCGACAAGTTAGTTATTAAAACTTATACTAAGACTCCAAAGAATACTAGAGGATATTACGAGTTTCCGACTAACTTAGAAAAGAATCCACTAAACGAAAATGTTGAATCATTTACATTAGGTGAAGTTTTAGATCATGTAGGTAGTATTGTTGATAATGCAAAAGATTTTAATGGAATATTTCCAGGATCGAGTAATTTAAAAGATCTAGGAGATGTTACTCCGTTAGGATTAAGATTTGTACAACATAGTGGCCCAATTAACCTTGCACTGTATAATATTACAAATAAAGATTTTGATGCAATTAGAGCTATTCGTTATTCTGGATTAGAGTACATTAAGTTTAAAAGAGAATTTTTGCGTGTAGCAAATGAGTTAGGTTTCGAAGGAGAAACTAAAGTACACGTTGATAAGATTTTGCAATCTATTACTGAAGTACAAACTAATAAAGATCCATTTTATTTTAGTGATATGGTTCCGTTTGGTAGTGACACGTTAACTAGACATGTAATTGAAGATCAATCACAAACTGTATTTTCTTTAAAGCGTGGTATTGATTTTACAAAATTAAATCAGTATGCAGTTCTTCCGTATTTTAACGGAAGTTTGCTAGTTAAAGATAGAGATTATACTATAACTGTTGACGGCTTCTTAACACTTAATATAACAGTTACTAATAACGACATTTTAGATGTATATGAATTTGAATCAACAGATGGTTGCTGGGTACCTCCAACTCCTACTAAGTTAGGATTGTATCCTAAATATACACCTGAAATATTTTTAGACGACACTTACATTAATGTTGTAACCGAAGTTACTGGTCCTTATAAAGTATACGGACGAGACGAAACTACTACACAAAGTTTTAAAGGTAAAGTTGGTTGGTTCTATCCACTGTTTACATCTGAAGCAGATGCAATTGATTACGATACTGCCAACGGCGGCGCCGGAGTTGCACACGATCATGTATTTGCAGGTTGTAATCAGCTATTTTTTATGCCTTCGAGCTCTGCAAATCATGCAACAATCGATATTAATTCGTTTGAATCATGGCCAGGCGCACAACCAATGCTACAAGGACATGATGGGTCATTATGGAAATGTTATGGTGATTACAGAGATAGACTGCTATTAGACTTTGAAAGAAGAATTTATGATAACCTAAAACAGCAGTACAACGAAAATGTGTTTGATATTGCTGATTTTGTCGAAACAAGAACACGTAAAACAGGCTTCACACGTTATGGCACTGCTAGAACATTAATTTCTGAATTTAATAGATGGTTAGAAACAGTTGGAACTCCTGACTATTCTGCAAACACCCGATTTGATAGAACTAACGGTTTTACATTTAGTTACAACAAATGGGCCGATGTTGAAAATAATTCTCTTCCAGGTTTTTGGAGAGCAATTTATAAGGACTTTTATAATACAGATAGACCGCACAGCCATCCTTGGGAAATTTTAGGACTAACTGAAAAACCTGATTGGTTTGATACAGAGTACGGAACAGCACCATATACAAGAAATAATCTGTTGTTATGGAAAGACATGGCTAGTGGTATTGTTAGAGCACCAAATGAAAAAATTGTTTATAGAAACAAATTTAAAAATACTCTAATTTCTAAATACATTCCAACAGATGATCAAGGAAACTTGTTACCTCCTAATTTATCAGGAATAGCATTGTCTGGACTTGATTCAAGTTATAGCGACGGATATGTATTCGGTGATGAAGGACCTGTTGAAACAGCATGGCGCCGTAGTTCACATTATCCATTTGCATTAATGGCATCTTGGGCAATTAATAATCCAGCACAGTTTTTTGGTATTGCATTTGATGTAAGTAGAATTAAGCGTAACGGAGCCGGAGAATTAGTTTATACTGAAACTAGTAAAAGAATTAGATTAGATAAATTAAAATTTCCAAATAGTGCTTCTGATAGTTCAAGAGTATTTACAGCAGGTATAATAAATTATATTCAAGGTTACTTGGCACAAAATGAAACATTAAAATTTTCAACATATCAACAAGAACTAACTTCTTTACAAAATAAATTGGCATCTAAAATTGGTGGCTTTACTCAGAAGTCTAAATTTAGATTAATTCTTGATGCAAGAACTCCTACTAATGAAGGTAATGTTTTTGTACCGGACGAAAACTATAAAATTCAGTTAACAAAAAGTATACCAATTAATGTATATTCATATAGTGGAATGATCATAGAAATTGTTCCGCAAGGTTATATAATTAGAGGATATGATAGAGATTTACCAATCTTTAAAACATATTCTGTCATAAGAAAAAATAACGATAGATTAGTTCGTGTCGGCGGAGTAAGTGAATCTTTCTTAAATTGGGACACCGGTAAGTTTTATGAAGTTGGACAAATTGTAGAAAATAATAATGTATATTATCGAGTAAAAATTGGTCATACTTCTGGAACCTCATTTAATTTAGACAACTTCCAAAAATTAGCCGAACTTCCGGAAGAAGGCGGCGCACAGGCATTTTTCTCTAAGAATTTTGACACTAGAGAAGTTGTTGAAATTCCTTACGGAACACTAGTAAGCGATATTCAAGGAGTAGTTGATATTATTCTTGGATATCAAAAATTCTTAGATAGTAACGGATTTAAGTTTGAACTTTTCAACCAAAATATTGAAGAAATTGAAAACTGGACATTATCTGCAAAAGAATTTATGTTTTGGACTACACAAAACTGGGATACCGGTACTGTTATTACACTAAGTCCAAGTGCAAGACAGGTTATGTTCACAGAGGCATATACTGTTGTTGA